CTTTGATTTCCTCAAATCTACTATCATTTTCATCAATAAATTCATCTTTGATTTTTTTAGAAACCGATACAAATTCAGTAACAAGGGATGATCTGGCATCTCTTACCATGTTTTCTAAAGCTTTTTTCTTGGATTTTATTACCAAGTTGGCTTCATCCAATTTTTGTTTCTTGATCTTTGACGCAAAATATACCGCTTCTTTTTTGGCCTTTTCAATCTGTTCCAGAATTTGTTTTTTATTATCAATTAACTCTGGAACGGAAATTTCTTCCTCAACTGATACCGGAGAATCCTCAACGGCATGTTCAACTATAACGGAGGGGGGTTCCTCAAAATTATCAACCACTTTGTTTATGGTATTATTTTCATTAAATAATACTTCGAATTTACCCTGTATTAATACAAATGGGTAGTATTTCTTTACACCCTTAACTAAAACAGGCAAAGACACTATTGGATTACCATTGTGTTCGGAAATCTTTTCAACAGGATATTTGGACTTGTTTATCTCTATCTCATAAACACCGAAAAATATTTCTTCGAAAGATTCAACGCTTAAGATGTTTTGAGAAGAGTTAGTTAAGGTGGGGTTCACCTTTTCGCTAAACAATTTCATCAAATTATATTTAGTCTTTTGGTATAGTTGTCAACTCAGATTTAACATTATAATCTTCGGCGGGAGATATAGTGCTCCAACTTCTAACTCCATAATAATATATTTTTGATAATATAAAATCGTGTTCCTCTAATATATATTTGAAGAAATTATCTATTTCATATCTACTTAATGGAAAATGTTTAGTTGTATAGAATTGTAATAAAACATCATGTAATAATGATGCTAATATAGTAGATTCAAAATCTGGGGTTCCCCACCAAATACCCCACCAACGTTTAGGTGTGCATCCATCCCAAGCATAATCTTTTGATATAGTTATCTTATAAGGAGTCATTGTCATCCAGACTCCTCCCTTCTTATCCTTAAAGATTATTTTCTGTCCTCTTGGAATTAATGGATATAACACACGAAACTCAATTTCTTTTAGAGTTACATATCTATATCTATAACCACCTTCATATGGATCATACTCCTTATAATGAGTAAGTTTTTCAAATTCTGGTATAGACTCGATTCTGTTCATTACCTTACTAGCATACTCGGAGGGTCATAACTAGCGAATCCACCAGTGCCTTCCATTAACATTGTTTCTAGTTTTTCTTTATCAGAAATTCCTTCACTTAACACCAATTCTCCATTAATGGTTCCACCACCTAATAACGTAACTCCATTGATTTTAGTAAGAATTCTTCCCCACATGATTTTAGCCAGAGCAACGGAATATTCTAATACCCATTTTTCTTTAATTATATCTCTAAGTGGTCTTTCCACATAACATTCCAATACACCAACAAAAGATGAGGAATCTTTTGGTTGGGGGTAAAATCTTAAATATTGTGTTCTATTATCGAAATGAATATCTCTTCGAATAGCTAATAATTTTTCTCTAGTATCTTGCCAATCCTTTACAGTATGCCATGATAGTAAGTCAAATCCGAAATTTCCCATGGCATAACTATAGAATGTTTGTTGTGCTAAAGTTTGTTCCATTGAAAACAAACTTGTTATACCACTACTACTACCCTCTTCAAAATCTATTACATCAATAACTTTACGATAATCCATTATATCATAGTCAAACATATTATTATATGTTTTTGCCGTAGTTGGTTCACATTGAACTAAAAATGGTTTTTGTGGGGAAATTCTAAAAAGGCTTGTTAATGATGAATCATATGCAGTTAATTGAGCAAATGAACTTTCATCTAATATTTGCATTTCTGTAATACCATCTGTTGGAATAGACGCAGATAGTGCGGATGAACTTAAAAAGTAGCTATATGGAATTGTGGATAATGTTATGTATAGATTTTCTCTGATTTTTATTTCAGAGTCGGGATTCGGAACCGTTGAATCGTTTAATTTTTGAGATAATGTGAATCCGGTTTTTGCCACTGTATATAAGTAATCCAGCCTAATTCCCTTATCTCTTTCATATACATTAGAATCAAAAATCAAATATTCCTTTGTATACCCAGCATATTTTGTAAAGAACTCACATGCTTGTGAAATAGAATCATATAGTTGGTCCGGGTGGATCTCAACATTAATCATTGGATGACCCAACATTCTCAAAATTCGTTGTCCCAATTCTTGAAAACAATCAATTTTAGAACTCAAGTTAGTTGACATGAATGCAGAAATCGGAGTTATGGTGCAAAGATCAGACATATTGTGTAATTATTTAATCCAAAGACTAAATATATTCATGAGTTTTTTAATAGACAGCGGCCCTGTTCTTCCAACTAAAGAAGAAAAATTACAACAAACAGTTAATTATATCAAAGGTATGTCTAAGCAAACCTTTAAATATTTATTAGAAGTTCAAAAAAACGGAGTTCGAGCAGTTTGGAATCAACCGAATTTAACCCCACAAGAAGTTATTGATGAATTGGGATCGGATGCTCTTAAAATTTTTCAATTTCATGGCGGATTAACGGATTATATAGAATCCGTAGCCGCCGTAGAAGGTATAGATATTAAATTATCATATCCAACAAATACCTTTACCATTGATCAGCAAGGTAAAATTACTGTTACTGATAAGCCTTACCAACCCTAATAAATGGCTTTAGATACTAATAAAGGAACGCAGTATTATGGAATATCATGTGATGTTCCTAGCGATCCCGGTTTGGTATTAACCTCAAATAGTGGTAGTAAATACTATGGGTTATCCTCAAATGACTTTATATTATGGGGACAATCAACACATTATACACATGTGTCTTCAAATAAAGGAAGTAATAGTTATTTCCTAGAGTGTAATGTTCCAAGTGATGCTGGATTAGATTTAAATTCCAATTCAGGAACAAAATATTATTTCAACTCAGCTTTTAATTGCGTTAGTTTTTGCGATTAAGCTGCTGGTTCCTCTGGAGCTATAGGTGCTTCGGGTGGATTACCCGCATTAGGTGGCATCATTTCATCACCACCAAGGGCCGCATCTCCTCCTGAAAACGGTGGTGGCATTCCCCCCGCTCCACCGGGACTCATTCCACCACCCATATCACCACCTTCTGGGAGTGCTCCTGTTTGGGCTTGTTGTAATAATTGTTTCTTCCAATCTGGTCCCATTGCCATGATTTGTTGCAACTCCCATTCAAGTTCCATATCCTTGCGGCGAAGTTCACGATCAGCGAGAATGTCCTTATCATTCCAACCCATAACCTTTTTCTTAGCATATGTATCGGAAACTTTTTGAGTAGACATTAAATTGTTATATGAATTGATTTTTAATTCCATTTTTTGATTATTTCTAAGATCATAAAAATTGGATGGTGGATTAAAAATAATGTTTATGTTCAATTCAGTCAGGTCTAATTCCTCAAACATTTGTTTTAGTTTTAAATGAGTAATGAATCCTCTTTTAAGACCAGAAGCGAATTTCTTCTGTTGTCTCATTACCATCGTTGCGAATTTCAATTCTTCACGAAGAATATCCGTCCCATCCCTAAATGAATCTTCTGGATCAAGTCTTGATGTTGGAACTTTTAATGATCTGTAAAGTTTTTTAATAAAGAACATTAAATCATGAAGCTCTCCTAATCCCGGAGTTCCACCAATTTCACTAACTGTGGTTGGTTCCTGTCCTTGACGTTTAGCAAACCAATAACTATCCAACGTTGATTGTGGACTATACTTTTTAACAATGTCACCTTGATCAGAATCAAATGTCTTAGAAGACCAATATTGGGCTTGTAGCTTTCTTAAATAGGATTCTGCTTGGGGAACCGGAAGTGTCCCCACATCAACATTAAAAACGAATCGTAACGGAGCATGGACCATTCTATGGATAACCACGGCATCTTCGATCATGGATAATTGTCTGTAAGCTCTACGACAATTTTCAATAAAGGGAATTATAAATTCCTTTGTTTCATTATATGATGAGTTGTTTATGTATACAATTTGATTTTCTTCAAATGGTATAGGTTCATATTTTTCAACCTTTTTTGGATCGTTTGGATCGAATATTGGTTTTTGATATAAAAATCCCTTTACAAACATATTTTGAATGTTTGAATATACAGGATCAATTAAATCTGCTGGTATATTAATAATCCCCAATATACCCGCATTGGTATATTCTTCATGAATGATCTGTTCAAAAAATAACTCACCTTCAGTTAAAAACTGGCGGAATAATGCCCACCCATTATTATGCAGATCATAATATTCTATATACTTGTTCCATTCCTCTTGAATTTCGTTTTTCTTATCAGAATCCAGATCTGTATTTTTAAATTTCAATAAAACTATTTCATCATTCTCATCGGAATTAATAGTTTCATCACATATTTCATCCAATGCGTCAGCAATTTCGGAGAATGCTGCCATGGTTCTATAATCCCTTAAACGTCCCGGCTTATCCTCAGACGCAGAAGCATACATAATATCACCAAAGGACTTATCCCTTTCAATTGCGGAGAAAGCGGTATTATTATATGGATTGTTAAGTGTTACCGAATTCTTGGCAAGTGCTTCCGGTCTACGCATTCCAACCTTTTGGAAATATTTGTATTTTGTATTTTTAGCCTCGTCCGTGTTTAATACACTATAATTATAAGGTAAACGGTTCTTGAGATAGGTTTGCATTGACCTATCGTACATTCCAGATTTTCCATCTCTGGATAAATTGCTCCTATTATTAGGATTATTCTGAATACCTGCCATATATGTTATTTAGTTAAAAATTCAAAATAACAACTGATCTATTAGTATATACTCATCAAACTCCGTCAATACATTTTCCCCAAGTTCAGTCAACAATCCATTATATATTATAACATCGGAGTTTATATTATAAAAAAAAACGTAGAAGCTGCCCACCCAGCATCGTTTGCCGTTATAAAAACACCTGTTCCACTTAGACTCAAATAATTAGAACTTAAGCCGATTGATACCATATTATCATTAATAGTCGTAATTATATTATTTGGTAATCTATAAGCAGAAATAGTGGGAAATTTTGCAGTATTTATTTCTTCTAATGTTAATTCTGGTATGACATGAGTAGCACTTAGATACCATTTATTATCAAACCCAAATCTTTTACCATAAAATCCGTAAGTTTTATTGTTTATGGATTTCAAACTAATTGTGGTATATGCCATACCATTTATAAAATAATTAGTAAACTCTGGATATGCGGATATTAATATACTATCCGTAGTGGCATTATCACCGGATAATGACCAATATTCATCATAACCATGAAGATTAGCCCCACTAGATACAGCTACAAAGTTGGTATTGACAACATAAATGGGTGCTTGTGGGGTTTCCAAGGCTGGAAATATCCAGCCTTTAACAGTAAATGATGTATTACCGACAATCTTGTATTTTTCGGAATTATCTATATTCGTTGGATTTTCATAATCAATGTTTCCAGACCAAGTAACTTCGGTTCGGATTTCATCCGTGAAATCCAATTCAAATTCTTCTGGAATTTTCCAAGATATTATAAAATATGGGTTACACCATGGAAAAATATTAGACGCTATTTGATCTATGTCTTCCTTATAATTGGCAACTATAGATACATCTATATCCATAGTCACAGGAACGGGC